CCACCGATGTCGCCACCGAGAGAAGCCCAGCACCGAGGGATAACCCAATCAGCGAAGCCCAATCAGCATCAAAGACCTGCAACTGTTGTCCACCTACCAAAGCCAGGAAGGTTTGAAACAGTGTCTTCACTGCTCGCTCACCTGCGTAAACAGCAAATTCTTTTGAAAATAGTTTCATGGTTCTAGATCCTCTTTCTTCTTGTTCAGCCTATCATCCACGATAGCTCCGCCGACATACGCCGAAACAATGATTGACAGCATCCCGACCATTGACTTGATGGCTTCGATGGCTAGGGATTGCAGCTCGGGCATAACAATAGCAATCACTAAAGAGACAAGAGTGACGAAGATAGCGATTCGATAACTGCCGAAGATAAGCTTCCGCCTAAACTTCCAAGCCTCATTCCCCTGCTTGGTATCAGTGACGAATCTAGAAAAGAACTGTTTTATTTGCCGAACCATGCCATTATCACTCTCAACGCTTCGAGAACGCTCTTAGGGGGGTTTTGTGCCTTGTCGGGTGTGGTTACCTCGGGTTTAGTTTGTTCGGGCTTTACAGGCGATTCTGTGGGTTCGGTTTTCTTAGACTTCTCCTGTTTCGCTATCTTCTGATCCAAGAACTTCTCGGGGTCGAATGTCTTAGCCCAACGAGGGTCTGACTTCTTAGCGAAGGTCAAGTGCAAGTGAGCACCTCTTGAACAAGTGCCTGAGTTACCGACTCTCCCAACAGGTTGACCGAGGGTTACCTTGTCTCCGACTTTCAGATTCTTCATACAGGTTGACCCGTCTTCGTGGTCGTTACCGTCACAGTCAATCGAGTCGTGCTTGTTGCAATAGAGATGAGAGTGACCAACATAAATCCCATGTTGCTTGGTCTTTATTTCACAGACCCAACCTAAGCAGCTTGAATAAAAGATTTTGTTTACAACCCCATCGGTTATGGCAGGGATTAGAGCCTTTGCACCCGGAGCTAAATCAAGCCCTCGGTGTGGGGATTTTCTAGGAGGCTCAAAGTCATTGAACCTATCTGTAATCGTGTTCTTCGGAAAGGGGAATTGCCAAGTCATATGACTATTCTAAAGCCTGTGCGTTCACGCATATTGGTGCAATAAAACAGCTAATTTTGGTGCATTAGAGTGCAAATCTGTGCGAGCTTGCAGATTTCTAATATACATTTCGCAGCGTTTCTAATATACATTTCCCCAAGTGTCCGTCTGAAAGCTCCCTAAGTGACCGTCTAAGTGTTGTTTAGAGCTGACATTTCAAAATGTAATTTATAAGTTACATCAGGGGAGCTTGGGTTCTTTGGTGTCTAAGACATAACCATGAATCAAAAGTTCACAGACCGAGCAGGTCGGGTTGTCACACCAGGCTAATGAGTCCACCGATCAACGCTCCTACTCCAGCGACTAAAGCGGCATAAGCTACTTTCTCAATCCAAGCGTTCTTCGCCTGGGAAAGTTCTAGCTCTCTGACTCGGCTAGGAATCTGCTCCATCGAAGCCAAGCGTTCAGACAATTCGATTAGTAACTTCTCATTCTCTAGCTGCTTGGCATAGAGCATGTTGATAGTGACTCTGCCGGTTGGTTCATCCATGAGCTACGAAATCCCGATAAGTCTGACTTCGCCCGTCTCGCTGTCGCTGATTGCGTGTAGTTCATCGAACTCATAGAGTGAGAAAACGGTGACATTGATTTTTGAAAGTTTGATTCCGCTGTCAACTGTTACATCTGAACCGCCAACATAAGTCAGGCTAGATCCGTCATAGTCTCCATCTTGGAGATATACCAGTTCGGGGTTCTGTGAGCTTGTGTAAATCTTGACTGCTGCTGTTCCGACTGCTACCGCTGATGATGATGTTGGCATAATTACTCCCCTAAAAAGTTTCCTCGGTCTAGCCTACCAAGCTCGAAATCTCCAAGCGTTAGTTCTGGCTCTCTATAATCTTGGTTTGCTATTACGACAACAAACATTACAACCCTAGTATCGCCTGAACTTCGGCTTCATCTAACCCTAATGCGGTTAGTTTGGCTTTGGCTGATTCTAGTTTGGCTTGCTTTTCTGCTTGGGCTTGCTCTTCGGCTAGGCGTTCGGCGGCTCTTGCCTCAAACTTGGCAATTTCTTCAGGAGTCAAGTCCGACTCTTCAACGTCGCCTGTTTCACAATTTACGATTACTTTTTGCATTAGTTCACTCCCCATAGTTCAAGCCTGAATGTTGCCGAAGCACTTATGTTTATATCTAGTGAAGTAGTGCTTCCAGCACCTCTGCTCTGTCCAAATCCTCCACCTTGAGTAGAGTGTTGATAGTCACTATCAGCTTTTGAAAAACTATTGAAAATCACTCCTGTGACAGTGTCCTCTGTATAGTTAGTAAGTTTGAAAACAGCTCCTGAATCTACACCACCAAGAGAAGTCAGGCTAGTTGAAGTAGTTACACCTCCGATGGATATTCTGTAAAATCCATATGGATTGGCATTTCTATTATCTTCAAGTTCAATGTTGTATTGGTTGCTAGAACTAGTAGTTTCAAGCCTTAGCATTAGTTCTCTATAAGTTTGAGGAATACTAGAGAAGGTGACAGTTCCCGAAAAGCTGCTTCTTGTTTGAGTTGCGATAAGTTCAGCACCTCCACCAGAAGCGTCAGCCCAAACTAAATCAGTTCCGTTGCTTGTTAGAACTTGGTCGGCTGTACCTCTGCCAAGTCTTGCCGGGTTTCCGATAACGTTGCCGACAACTAAATCACCTCTAGTAGTGATTACGTCATCTTGTTTTCCAGCGAGGTCGGTGGTTAGGTTTGTTACCTGAGATTGTGCAATAGTCAATGCTGTTTCATCAACATTTAGAGTAACATCCCCAGAAGTGCCCCCACCTGTCAGGGCTGTTCCAGCGGTTACCGCAGTAATATCTCCCCCGATAGCTCCCCAGCTACTTCCGTCGTACTTGAGAACCTCGTTGGTGTCATCGAGGTAGCACATCATTCCTTCAGCCAATACCGCTGACAGTGCTGTGTCTCGAGCTGTTGCATCGGCGAATCTCATGACAGACTGCCTCATGACAGTGTCCATCTGATCCGCTGTTAGAACTTCTCCATTTGTAAAATCAATAAACGCCATATCTAAAATCCTAGTCCACTTTCTCCACCTAGTTTACCAAACTCTGCGTCACCCAAAACGAACAAAGCCCCTTGAGTTGACTGCAGTCCGATTCTCATTATTTCTTGCGTTGGTTCGAAGTTTGAGCTTAGTGAAATCACTCGCCCGAATCTCTCAATAGCCGGAGGGATGCCGCTCGGAGTAAACTTCACTTCTACAACGTCACCGAGTTCGAGACCAATCATCTCTTCTCTTTCGGCTGTTTCAAGATTAGACAAGTCAATCTCCAGAACTTCAAACCTGAATTCAGGCTCAGCGAATCTTTGAGACAAGAACCCAGCAAGATTCTCTAGTTGTGTCAAGTCGCTTAGGAATGTCGCTCTGTCTAGGTCTCTCTTTCCATAAAGCCTCACAGAGGTCGAGTTGATAGCTGTTGCCGATTGAGCTGAATTTCTTGTTGTCACTTCGTTGAATAGAAGCTCTGTCCCGAAGATTACGCTGACAAGTGTGTAGGGGATTCCCGTTCCATCGTCAGAGAACAGAGGGCGGTCAGCTGCGAACCCTGCGTTTCTCTCAACAAACTTGACATTTCCGTTCTTATCAATAAAGACTTCACCTGGCTCACTGTCTGCGATTGTTTGCAGATACCCAAGAATCTCGACTGACTGATCCGTCTGAGCTTCTAGTGTGGCGTTACCGTCATCAACTGCTCGCTTCTCTTCAGGCCAATCAATATTGTCCAGAGCTGCATTGACCCTAGCCCCTGAGAGTTCTTCGCTAGGGCTGAATGAAGTTAGCGTAATGTTTGCAAGGTTAGCGAAACCGTCAAAAGCCTGAGCAACCGAAACAGAATTACCACCCTGGTCGTAGTTGATATTCCAATCGTCAATCGTTCCCTCGAACTGAACAACATCGTCAACGGTAATTCTTATCTGTCGGCGTGGCTCAATCTGCCCAAAGTATTGACCGGCTGCGTAGGTGGGGTCAAAGACTCTTTCATCATTCTGGAATGAAACAGTTGCCTGACCTGCTTGGTAACGGTCTAAGTCTCTTGACTTGCCTCGGGTAATCTGAAAAGACTTTAGAAAAGCTGTGACATCAACAAGGATTTCCCCACCTCCCAGAAGCCCCTCAGTGCCTCCTAGAACGCCGAGCGTGTCATCGCCTAGCGTGAAGAAGGGGGCAGAAGCTCCCGAGGCTGTGAAGCCGATTTCGACCTTTACACTCATGCGTTAGCAAAGACTTTCCCGTTAGTTGATTCATACCTCTTGATTGCGTTTACAACCTCACGCCCGACAGCTACCGGATCAGAACCGACTCCAGCGGTGACATTGATTTCAATGTTGTTAGTTGTGCTTCCCATTGAACCCATGCGGTCAAGTGGAATAACTGCCTCGGGCTTTCCTGCTTCGGCTAGGTTTGCGAACACGCCTCCAGGTCGAGGCATTACGATACCGCCCTCGGCAAGTCTAGGAATTGAGATGCTGTCCAGCGTGGGTAAGTTCACCCCGATAGTGAAGCCCGGAGTGAAGGCGGTGGCAGGCACGCTAACTCTAATTCTGTTCAAAGCCCTAATCAGTTTGTTAGCTCCGCTGATAACGAAGTTGAAGAAACTCTCGAACATACTGATGTATCCGTTGACAACTCCCCTGAAGAAGTTACCTACCCCGTTGAATACCTTCTCAAAGAATGAACCAATGTTTTCGATTCCTGCATTGACTCCATCAACTAGCCCCTGCCAGATTTCAGCGATGAACTCGGCTGCTGCTTGAATCGCTTTGCCTATGGCATCCGTCATTCGACTCCACGACTCAGAGATGTTCTCAACTAAGCCCGTAAAGAACTCGACTAAGCCTTCGCCGATGGCTGTGAATATTTCCCCGAAAATCCTGAACGCTTCCGAAGCAATCTCGGTCATTGTTGTCCAAGCGTCTTGGAAGAATGTCGTCTGCGTGGCTAGGTAGATAATCGCTGCTGTGAATACTGATATGGCTGTGATGATTAGACCAATAGGATTAGCCGAGACAACTGCGTTGAGTATTGCCTGAACCGCTGTGAATGTCTTGACCGCTGTAATGATTGCCTGAGTTGTTAGCAAGAGAGTTCCCAAAGTAACAACAAAGAAACCAATCAGCTCCCTATTCTGTGAAACCCAGTGAAACAAATCCTGAAGGGCAGGGATGAACTGATCAAAGATGAATGAAACTGCATTAGAGATAACGGGTGCGAGCTTCTCAAAGAAAGCAATAAAGGCAGGGGCAGCCTGTTCAATGATTGGCTTCAGTTGCTCAAACAGTTCCAACAAGACCGGAGCTAGACCGCTACCGATTTCAATTCCGACATCTGCAATCTCTGACTTGATTAGCTCGAACTGAGCTGTCATTGTCTTTAGCTGATTGTTGGCAACCTCTTCGGCTGTGCCACCTGCATCGTTTAGCTTGGCTTCGTATTCCTCGATAGCGTCAGCGTTACCAAGTAATGCAAGAGTTCCCTCTCGGGCTTGCTTTGTAAACCCAAGATTTGACAAGGTAGCAATCTGTTGCTCCTTGCTCATAGGTGCGAGGATACTTGTTAGGTCTCTAGAGATTTCCGCAAAGGTTCTCATTTCCCCAGAGGCATCGAAGATTTGTAGCCCGAGTTCCCTAGCTTCATCAGGGGCTTTCTTCATGATGTCTGTCAGACCGAAGATGGTGTTTGTTAGAAGTGTTCCAGCTCGTTCGCCCTTGATACCTTGATCAGCGAATACAGCAAGAACCGCTGCACCTTCTTCAATATCTTTGTTTACAGTTTTGAGGGCTGTACCTGCTTTGGTTGTGAACGCTGTTGCTAGTTGCTCTACCGAAGTGTTGGCTAGTGTGTTCGCCTTTACGAAGACATCTGTTACTCGGGTGAGGTTGTCTAGGTTCTCTCTGGCATCGTCAGAAGCTAGACCCAAAGCTGACTGAGCGTCTGTTGCCAGGTCGGTAGCCAAAGCCATATCGAACATTCCAGCTTGGGCAAACTTGGCAACCTGTGGCATGGCTGCGATTTGTTGTTCAGCATCCAGACCTGCACTGGCTAGGAAGAAATATGCTTCCGCTGCTTCTTCGGCTGAAAAGGTTGTTGACTTGGCGACCTCTCGGGCGGTGTCTGCCATATCTTTCTGAAGGCTCTCCCCGACATTCCCCATGATGGAAATGGACTTGTTCAGGGCTGAGTCGAACTTAGCAAACTCTTTGACACTGGCTGCCGCTATTCCTGCGACTGCTGCGGTAGCTGCGGCGGCTGCTGCTCCTGCGGCTTTACCGAACTTCTTTAGGGAGTCTTCTGCACTCTTGATTCCTTTGGCATCAAACTTCGTTACAATGGGGAGATTGATTGCCATTAGCGAGTCCTAATTCTCTTGTTGAAATTTTGTGCGAAATCGTTGATGATTTTTATTACCGCCTTCTGAACATCCGGTCTTCTCTTTAGGAAGGCTGAGTAACCGAAGCGACCTGCCTTGAATCTGTTTCCTGAACGCTGTGACAACGCCCCAACGAACTGCCTGCCTCGGGCTTTGTTCTTTGAGAAGGCTAGGTTCTTACTGCCTGCCATTTCAGCAATCTCAAACCCTGCTGTCTTGCCCTTAGATTTCAGAGTCATGTTGATGATAGGAACATATCCCCCAGTCTTAGAACGGGCGTTAGGGCGGAAGCTGAAGCCTCCCTTGACACCGCTCCAAGCGGTTCGGTTTGTTCCAGCCATGCCGCTCAAAGGTGCTCCGACATTTACATCCCCAACAATCTCTTTCAAGATAGGGCTTGATTCTTGCCTCATGTCTTTGCGGAGTTGCCTGACGATACCCTTGTCAACTTTGTCTAGCTCTCTAATGGCACGATCTAAACCCGTGACTTTGGTTTGTTTGCCTAGTGTAATCAAGAGAACTCCTAACCCCTTTATTCTACTAAACAGAAAACCCCCACCTTTTTAGGGGTGAGGGTCTTACCGTTTACGCTTAGCGTTCTCCTGTTGAGTTACTCTCCAATAGAGATACCGCTCCATAGTCCAAAGCATCCTCGGGGATTCTTTGAGTAAAACACTTGGAGAAATGTGGTACTCGTAAGCCATGTGAGCGAGTTTCCAGTGAAAGGATTCCTCACCCAGCGGCGTTATTTTTTTGAGTCGCTCGCTTGAATAGAAGCGATTGAATTAGTCCAAGCTTCGAACTCTAGCGTTGTTGACTTGTTACGACTCTCAGAGTGCCAAGCGATATAAAGCAGGTGAGTCAGTTTGACTTCATTCTGCAACTTGGCAACACTGAGGTCGAACTCCCTTTCAAAAGCAACTAAGTCGGCTGCTCCGGCTGTAATTACTTTCTCAGTTCCGTCATCGAATGTTGTTTGGAGGTTGATTTGCATTTGGTTCTCCTTATGCGGTTGCTCTGGCTACATCTCCAGATATAGGCCAGCTTACCGAAAGCGTGGCGAGCTCGCCAGTAGCGTTGGCAAATGGCTGATATTGGGTTACAAGGGCATCGAAGGTGTAACTCGGATTCGTTGCTGATACTGCTTCGCTTGTTGGAGCGATGATAATTTCAACAGTGCTTCCAAGAAGAGGCCATAGAGTTGCGTCAACTGCTGCTGATCCGAAGTCTTGGTGGAAGTCTAGTGAAACGCTTCCGTCTTTCAGTCCACCGATGCGAGTGCGTGAGGTGTTACCGAAGGCGGT